TACAAAGTACAACCAAAAACACCCCCCAACTGCACATACACAGTCAATAACCTCGTGACGAGCTAATCCGAAAACATCCCGCATTCACCAGCCGTAGCAGCTTATGCCGTGGCACACAGCAGACTTTACATCTATCTTTTAACTGGTTTCAACACCCTCCGGTAGGTGGATTAGCAACGGTCGGCACTATCATCAGATATCCGGTCACTGGAGCACATACGTCTCGTCAGCGACGTCCCATACCGCCATTGCCAGGACAATTCTTTCACTCTGAGTAACGGAAAGAGAAGTGGTTTCGGACCCACCAGCCCCAGGCCAAGCGCAACCTGGTTCCCCGTTATACTTAAGGGAGCTGATAGGCACAGGCTACCTGATACTTCAGGTAAGACCCTGCTTTTAACTGGAACTCATGTTTGTACACAAAATTTCTGCCTTCAGGCAAAATTGGTCCTCACTCGACCAAACGTGTAGACCACGCACGCCTCATGCCATAGAAGCAACAAAGAAGACCTTTGTTTAAAGTGATAAGACGACCAGTGGCAATGGCCGAATCCCCTGCCTACAGGAGGAAGATAAATGGCTAGTGCAACCCAGGCAAAAGCCGTTAAACCCAACCCATAGTGGCCGTAGGCTACCACACCCACGCAAAAGCGTATGCAAAAAGACTAACGACTACAGCCCCATCGCCTCAAGCCCCACTGCAATATCACCAAATACAGAGGGGATTTCGATGCCAAGCTCGTCGCCCAGTTTGCCCAAGACTGCTCTAGTACCACCAGCCTCGGCGAGGAACCTACCTCCAGTCTCCAAGCCCTTCTTCAAAAAGACTCCAACTTTACTCCAAAAGCCAGAGCCCTGGGCATGACTACCAGGAAGCGCATAAACCAATGACCGAATCATTGAGGCCCCATCACCAGCTGTGGACTTAGCCAAACGTTCACCCCGAGGCATGGCCAAAGACAACGTCCGCGACTCTGGGATCCCCTCCCAATTAGCCACTAACTGCATGTTGACTTTGCCACCAGTTTGGTCACCATCTTCAAAGATCACGACGATAGCCCCCCAAGGGTTATCACAGTTTGCACCATCGTGCCAAACAATGTCATTAAAGAAGCCGGCGCCACCACCAGTGGCCTGCGAAGAAATGCAAGTAGCATCGCAAAGCGCCTTGAACCGGTCCGGATAACCAGTACAAGGAGGCGCCGAAAAGGTGCCCAAAGAACGTGTCTGTGGGTAAGTGTAGTACTTGGGAACGTAAGATGTCGGACACCAATCCTCAACCTCCTCACTATAGGGTTTAAGGAAAGTCTCAAAGTCTTTACCAATCGGAAAAATCTGTGCACCAGGCAAATGCGTAACAGCATCCCAGGAGAAATCAAATTGTGTCGGCTGCATAATATTAGTAGCGGCACCCGTCTCGTTAAAGGGCACTCCTACTCCGGGTGGCAATTGCGCAACACAAACACGGCCTTGCGTATTTAACACAGGACCAGTGTATGATATGCGAATGCCAGCCGACACCATTCTCACGTGTGAATACAAGTTAATCACATCTGCAGCCTTGTCAGCTGGAAAATAGTTCCGCAACGCAATCATTCCATTAACAGCACCCGATGTAACATCGCTAACACCTAGCGTGGCTCCGCCGGACGGCCATAACGACGCGACTCCAGAAGAATAATACGGGTGACCCCAACCGCCCGAGGGCAGATTAAAAGTACTAAGCATTTGGCCAGGGGTACCATCGTTACCAGTAGCAGCGAACTCCTTAGCATAGTGACAAGGGGCAATAATGCGCAGGGAACCAGGTTCATGATTACTTGAATTAGTAAACTCGAGATTAACATCACGCCAAGTTCTAAAAGTGGACGTCGGAATGGGCTCAATATTCGGGATGCGCGCGCCTTGAACCTCAAAAGGATTAATAATAGACGCCATGTACAATTGCAATTCCTCAAGCCGACGCTTGTCAGACCTG